CAGAGATCATATCCGGAACTCGATAACATGCGCGGCGATAAAGACGCGGCAACGGCGGAAATAATAGAGTTTGATTCGTTGGATAAAACCACTGAGAAGGATGCGATTGCGAAGAAACCGGAACCAGCGACGGAAACGGAGCCTAGTGCGCCGGAAGCGATGGCGTTAGATGAGGACGGGGGCACAATACTACCCAAAGTGGATGACGTGCCTACAACCGGGGATCCGTTCGCAGGGGTATAATGAGTGAAGATCCTTTTAAACTGAAACCAGACGGGGAGAAGTTAGCGGAAGAAGCGAAAGCGAACCGTTTGCACATTTTAGACGCGAGGGATCTTGCGATTACAGATGTTTTTTATAATGAGATAGATGAGAAAGGGAATGTCTGTAAGTACAAAAGAGAATCCGGGGTTCCGGTAAAAGTTGCGGACCTGGGGAAGATTAAAGATTATTTTAATCGTGCGATAAACAAAGCGTCGGTCATGTCACCGAATGAGGTTGCGGTGATGGATTTTGGTGACATGACCCATATCGAGATTGCGGCGATTAAGTTAGCGGCGTATGCGGCGGCGGGCGATTTGAAATCGATGCAGGAATTGTTTGATAGGATATTGGGTAAAGCGAAACAGGTATCCGAATCCACAAATCTCAATCTTACTATCGACGATGTGTTACATGAAGTACAGGCGAAGCCGGATATTATAGATATTGTGCCAGAATAAAAAAGGAGGAGAATATGCCAAATAAAAATGGAACAGGGCGTTTGGGTAAGGGTAAGAATTGTAATGCCACTGCGAAGGCAGATAGATCGGGCGGTGGTAAAGGTTATGGCCAGATGAATCATGGCCTGGGCCGGGGCAACGGTAATGGCAGGGGTCGCGGTTTGGGCGGGGGAAGAAAAAATAAATAGAAAAAGGCGGTATAGATGGACAAGGTTTCTTTAAAGGTTGCACATCTTAGGGAAAATTTGCCAGAGTATGCTGAACGATTTATTCGTATCAGACCTAAGAGCGGGGGTAAGTCTATTCCGCTGATCTTTAACGAAGCCCAGATGGCCCTTCATAATTTTATTGAGGACATTAAAAAGGCCGGTCAACTTGTAAGAGTGTGTGTAGTGAAGGGGCGCCAGCAGGGTGTGAGTACATATACCGCCGCACGGTTTTTGCATAAGGCAACTCTCAATCTTGGAATCAGTGTTTTTATATTGGCTCATATGACAAAGAGCACCGATTATTTATTTGATATGGTAAAGAGGATGTACACCAACCTTCCTGACCCCTTACGTCCCGGTATAGAGCGATCCAATAAAAAAGAATTAAAATTCGGAAAGATCGATTCAGAATACGCACTGGGTACCGCGGGGGCCAAGGAAGTTGGCCGTAGTATGAATCCTCAGTTGTTGCATCTTTCAGAGGTGGCTTTTTATAGCAACACCGATGAACTTTCGACGGGATTGATGCAGGGAGTTGCGACGGTTCCAAGTACAGAAATTATCATGGAGTCCACGGCTAATGGCGTGAGCAACATGTTTTATAATTTGTGCATGCGGGGCACGGACCCCAATGCGCTGACCAGATACAGAACTCTTTTCATTCCTTGGTATATCCAGAAGGAATACCGCGAAACCCCTCCCGCTCGGTTTAAGCCTACCGCTAAAGAATTTGAACTCATGGATCTTTATAATCTTAATATAGCCCAAATTTTTTGGCGCCGCCGAAAATTAGAAGATGAATACAATAATGACTTGTGGAAATTTTTACAAGAGTATCCTTGTTGTTTGGCGGAGGCATTTCAATCTACAGGTAATACGCTTATTAAACCTGAACTTGTTGAAGCGGCGCGGAAGTGTCGCGCGTATCTTGATAACCTTGCGCCTATGGTTATGGGGGTAGACGGGAGTGGTGAAGGATCTGATCGTACTGTTCTTGTTGTAAGACAGGGCCGGCGTATAGTTGAATACGAAGTGTTTAAGGATCCGGTAAAGCCCATGCGCTTGGCGGGAATTATCGCGCGTAAAATTGACATGTTGGGTCTTGATATGGTATTTTTAGATGTGGCGTATGGATATGGGTGCCGTGATAGATTGGTAGAAATGAAATATGGGGCTAAGACACTAGATATACCTTTTGGGTCAGCGCCTCTTATGCCCGAACTTTATTTGAATAAGCGCGCGCAGATGTATGGCTTTATGAAAAACTGGTTTGAAGATGGTGGTGTCAGTATCCCAGATGAAGATATATTTGTAAGAGACCTGTTAATGATACCAGGATTCGAAATAACTACATCGCGAGGATTACTGGCACTACCTTCTAAAGAAAAGATCAAGAAAGAGAATGAAGGAATATCACCAGACATAAGTGATGCGGTGGCGTTGACGTTTGCGTTTCCTATTCAGGCAAGAACAGAGGGTCGATTGGCTGTGGCGTCTCCTGATACAGTACGAGCGCGCAGCCCTTTTAAGTCACGGAGATTATCACAGTCTTTTGTTAAACATGAGAAACCTAGTGAACTTTATATAAAGAGGTAATATGGGTGTATGGGGGTGTATAATTATAGATTTGACGTTGGGGGATTACGAGTGCTGTGTTGTTGAGGATAGGGATGGCACTTGGTGGTTTTGTGAAAATTTAATGTAAGGGGATAAGATGGAGATACGGCCTGGGACAGACGAAGATTTTATACCAGCAATGGAATTGATTGTCGAATTTGCTGAAGAGTCTCTATCAGAGTACGGCACGTATTTAGACCCGGAGCGACTGAAGGAAACTTTTAACAAGGTCCTTAAGACAAGTTTTGTTGCGGTCGTTGATAATAAAATGGTTGGTGTTTTGGCTGGCCATATCGTAAATGATTTTTGCAGTAAGCTGCCAGTATACGAAGAAGTTCTTTGGTATGTGAATAAAGAACATCGGAAATATGGAATAAAATTATTGCATTATGTAGAACGATGGTGTTTGAAAAATAACATTAAAAGGATTACAATGTGTTGTATGGGGAATTTAAAAACAGATAAACTTTTTTCGTTGTATGAAAAACTGGGTTTTCGGATTATGGAAACACGGTTTATAAAAGAACTTAACTAAAAGGGGGGTAAGTTATGCCAGTATTTACAGCAATAGGAGCAGCATTGGGGGCCTCAACTGCCGCGGCTTTTGGCGCGGGTGTTGGAGCTACAGCTTTAGGAGTTGGAATCGGTACCGCGGCTTTTGCAGCGGGCGGTGGTTTTGATAGTTCGAGTGACGGTGTTGATGGCAGAGTATCCGCTGCGGCTTCGGAAGGAACAGGCGGGATTACAGATGCTGAAGCGTCATCTGCGGCAAAGAAGAGAGCTTTTAGGTCTGGGGTTTTATTTACTTCGCCTACGGGTCTTGATAGTGACCCAAAAACTTCCAGTGCGAAATTGAGATAGGAGATTAACTATGGCGGATAAACGAGTAAATAGTGACACCAAACTGAATAAATTAAAACGTGCGCGTACTGGATACCAGACGGCGAAAGTTAATTTCAATAACCAATACGCTCAGTTGAGTCAATATTTTTATCAGATTAAACAAAATTTTCAGGTATACACTCCTCAAACTATACAGGGACAGTTTGAGAACGATGGTAATATAAACGATAATGTGGGGGCTAAAGCCGCGAAGTTAATGGCGTCCGCTCTTATGGGCATGGTGTGGAAGGACGAGAAGGGTACATTTAGACTTATTCCTTCTAAACACCTTCCGGATACACAAGCAATTAAAGATTATTTTAAGCGTATCAGTGATGATACAGCGGTTTACATGGAACGGCCCAAGTCTAAACTTACAACTTCTCTTTTTACAACCATACTTGAATCTGTTATTTATGGGACTTCAGGAATGGTTGTTCAAAAAGGGGATTATGCCACTCCATTAAAATATTATAATAAATCTATTTTATCTTTCTATATTGGGTATAACAAAGAGGGGGAGATAAGAGAGTTGTTTATAGATTACAGTTTATCCGCGGATGAGTTATGGGACAGGTATGGCACTCTTGCAGGTGAACAGGTTGCACAAGCTATTCGAAACAATGACCATCTTCAACGATTTGTTTTGACAGAGGCTATTCGGCCACGGTATCCCGGAGAAGCAAAAGACACTCTTGGGAAATTGGGGATGCCCTTTTCAGCAGATCTCTTTATGCCTAATCAGAATGTTTATCTGGAAGAGGGGGGCTATGAATCTTTGCCACTTAAAGTTCTGTTCCACGATAAATTAGAATATGAGTCTTATGGTCGTGGCCCGGGAATGGCGGCATTGCCGACTGTAGTGCAGGTAAATATTGCTTCAGAAATTTTGGCGATAGGTGGTGAGTTAATTGCACAGCCGGCTTTAGGTATGTATGATAATGGGTCTTTGGCCGGGCTGGCAGTTGATTTATCCGCTGGTGCATTGAATGTATTTAATGTGGCGGGAAGCGTACCCACAGAAAAACCCATATTTCCGTTATTCGAGATCGGGGATTTGAGGGTCATGTTTGAATGGTACACAGGTCTTAAGGAAGAAGTAGCGGGTTATTTTCTTCTTGATAAATTATATGACCTCAATACAAAACAACGCATGACTTTGGGTGAAGCGGTGATGCGGGATCAAATTCGATCAGATTCTCTATCTCCCATATTTACTCAGATCATGGCTTTTCTTAATGAGTCTCTTACCAGATCAGTTGATATTCTTTATAGTATGGGGCTTTTGGGTGTTGCGAGTATTGTAGCTGAGGAGGACGTTAAGGTAAGAGATCTTAAGGCCAATGGTGTCCCTTCTTTTGAAATACCGCCTGAAGTTTTAGATGCTCAGATACGCGGGATTGATTGGTATGATATTCAGTTTATTTCTCCCGCGGCGCGCATTATGAATAATGAGGAATTGAATAGTACATTAAAGTTTTTGTCAGTTATGGGTGAGGCGGGGGCAATCAGTCCGGATTTTGTTGATGTCATTGATCCAGATGGTACCGCGCAGAAATTAAAAGAGCTTACTGCTACAGATTCTATTGTTACACGTTCTCTTGAACAGAGAAAGGCCATAAGAGAATCCAGGGCTAAAGCACAATTAGAGGTGGCCAAGGTAGAAGTCCAGGCGAAAGTGGCTGCGGCAAATCAGGCTAATGCCCAGGCCGATGCAGCGCGTAGTGGCGCTATAAGAAATTTATCAGATATGGGAGGGGGCGCATAGGATATGCCTGAAGAAAAAAGAGAGGATGTAAAAAAGATTTTCAGTCGCGAGGGTATTCAGAAAAAACAGAAAGATCAAAGGGAAGAATACGAGCGAAAAAGTAAAGAATTGCGTAAAGCACTTGAAGATGTGGCTGTTACTGCCAGTGGAGAGAAGGCATTGCGTTATCTTTTTCTGTTGTGTGGCGGCGATACCTCTTCTATTCGGCGAAGTAAGGATAGTGTTATTTCTTTGAACGATACTTTAGTTACTTTGGGGGCAAAATCAGTGTGGGAAACAATCAGAATTAATCTTACTTCTGATACAATTAAAAGGCTAGAACGGCATAACTGGGAAGAATAATGAAAGGGTGGTAACAACATGACAGGAGCTACAGGAGCAGCGGGAGGAACAGCGGCCACAGGGGCAGCGGGCGCAACCGGGGCAACGGGCGCAACGGGCGCGACAGGTGCAACTGGAATAAATGATTCGCGGTTAAAGGCATTTAAAGTTCCGGAAAAATTTGCTGGTGAGTCTTGGGCTAAAGAAGTAAAGAATGTGGAAGATCTTTGGACTAAGATGGCCGGCGCGCAGAAATTGTTAGGTAAGAATAAGGTTGTTATTCCCGGGGATAATGCTACCCCAGAGGAGGTTACTGAATTTCATACACGAATGGGCCGCCCTGGAAATCCTGAAGGATACGAGTTTAAGAGTGTTGAAGCGCTAAAAGAGGTTGAACGAAATGTCGATCTTGACCACGGCATGAAGAAGATCTTTTTTGAAGAAGGGATTTCTAAAACAGTTGGAGAGCGCATTGTCTCTAAATATGAGACGTTGGTATACGATATGCAGAAACCTATGATTGAGGCGGCTGCAAAAAGAGAAATGGAATTTCAGACGTTAGCGACGGAAGTTTTGGGGGAGAACAGGGCTGAAACTATAAACGCTTTTACAGGAGTTTTGCGTGAGTCTCTTGGGGATAAAGCTCATCTGGCGTCTAAAATCTCGAACATGAGTAATGAGGAATTGTTGCCTTTGATTGTGTTGAGTAAGAATATACATGATAAATATACCGGGGAGAATAAGGTCATTATTGGGGCTGACGGGACCCGGAGGTTATCCGGAGATTTGAAGGCTGATTTTCAGAATTTATCTCAGCAAAAGGTTGCTATCAAAACAGATGAGAAAATGGCGCCTCATATTAAAAAGATGAAATTAGTGAATTTAAATTTACAAATGCAAAGAGTTGGTACACAAGCAAAAAATAAAGGTATTAACCTATTTGCATAAATAATTTGACAAATTAAAAAAATAAGTGTATATTTGAAACATACAGTAAAACGTCCGGGACAAGAGCGGGGATCGGCATAGCCGTCCGACTTAAAACGGGTATCGTTAATAGACATAAAATATTTATTGACTAACCTAATTAAGGAGGAAACAAGATGGCTAGAGACGATTACGCAGGTGTTGAAACAGTCCTGAAGGATGATTACTTAGGTAATCTTCTCAAGATTCCTCAACAGAGGGAAACCCGTCTTTTTGGTGGTTTCGCTGAAGTTACTGTAGAGGGGAAGCAAATGTATATCGACGGTATCGCACCGGTCGATTACCGAATAGACAATTCCTATAACGCCGCATCCGAGGGCGTTGCTGCAAATTACTTCCGCAGGAAACTCGATACAGACAGAATGATTATAGAGGTGGATTACGATGAGCATTGGTTTCGTAAAACCACATCTACAAATCCGTCTGCCCTTATTACAAACGAAATGATGAACGCTTCTTTTCGTTTCCTTGATAAGGTTGGTATTGATGCGTCGGTCGCGAGTGTGTTTTATGGGGAATATGGTACAACCGAATTATCATTCGCTAATGATGGTGGTATCACGATTGATGCAACAGGGGGTATCACTATTGATCTTCTCAGGAAGATTAACCATAGATTTACCGGGACAGAAGTTGTTTCGCCAACTGGCATGAATAATGTCAAGTTTGTCATTACAGAAGATGAACAGTATGACATGGGTGGTATTACTCAGCTTACCTCTTGGCAGTTTCAACAGGTGTATCCTTCTAATGCCATGGGCGCGGGGAATGAATCAGGCTTTGGCCGCCAACTTGGTATGCAGAATATTACTTTTGGTGCACAGGCTGCTACTGGTAAAATGTTGTGTGAAGCAGCTGCCGTAAGAGATTGTCTCGCTTTGGCGAACAATGCTATGATTTATGGTATGGCCTCTGACGGTATTAATTTTGAGATTATACCTCTTTCAGAAACTAAGATCTCTACCATAAGGTTGAGACTTACTCTGACAGCTGGCGCGGTTAGAACTAACGGTAACAATGTCATTAAGTTTCAGACAACCGTTAAGGATCCGGGAGTTTTCTACTAGGATCTAATATAGGGTAGCGGGGTGGTCCTCGCTACCCCGTTTTTTCAAATAGAGAAGATAGGAGACAGGCAATGGGAAGCGATAAAAGATATGATCTGACTTTTAAGAAAACGTCGGAGCTTTCGGCTGGGGATGGCGCAGCGGTTGCTGGAGATAAATTTGTTTTGATTGATATATCTGATGCTGAGAATCCGGTAACCCGGACTATTCAAGATATTATCGATCTTTGTGCTGGTGCCGGGGCAACAGGCGCAACAGGCGCAACAGGCGCAACAGGCGCAACGGGCGCAACCGGGGCAACGGGTGCGACAGGAGACACTGGGGCTGCGGGCGCAACCGGCGCAACAGGCGCTCAGGGAACAGCTGGAGCAACTGGGGCAACAGGACTAGCCGGGGCAACAGGCGCTCAAGGTACTGCTGGCGCAACAGGCGCGCAAGGTACTGCTGGAGCAACAGGCGCACAAGGTACTGCTGGAGCAACAGGCGCACAAGGTACTGCTGGAGCAACAGGCGCTCAAGGT